TACACCATCCACCTCGGCGACAACTGGGATTTTGCACCGCTCCGAGGAGGCGCCAGCCCAGATGAAAAAGCCGGTGGATTGTCTGAGGACTTCGCCGCTGGGATCGCTTTTCTGGATGACTTTAAGCCAAACTACCTAACACTTGGCAATCACGACGATCGAATTTTTCAGATGGCTCAAACAACTACCAACGGCGTCCTGCGAGAACATTGCCAGGGACTTGCCGAAGCCGCAGAGCGACAGTTCGATAAGCGCAAGATCAAGTGGATCCATTACAAGGTCGGCAACTACCTGCGCTTACCAGAGGGCGGACCGAAGTTCATCCACGGATTTCACAGCGGAGTCAATCCAGCAAAGATGCACTTCGAGCGATATGGTCCTTGCGTCCATGGACACGTTCATACTCCGAACCAATACACAGGCAGGCACATCGATCAAGGCGAAGGTCATTCAATCGGCTGCATCGGAGACATCGATCAGATGGAATACGCCGACCGCTACACAGCGAAGCTCGGCTGGCGGCAAGGTTTTGCATACGGCATTATCAACACAAAAACAGGAGACACTAAATTATGGCAAGTAACCAAAGAGGGCGGCGAGACTTGGATCAGTCCACAAGGAATCATCTAAGCGCACTAGACAAACTAATCGAGCAGCAGTTCACTAATTCTCAACCAATCCAGCCGGATGAATTTACTACCGCTCAGATTAGCGAGCAACTGGCTAGTAAGGGCAAAAAGCTAGGCGAGAGCGCGTTGAATCGCAAAATGAATCAACTACTGACGGATGGGGTTGTTACGATGCGTAAGGCTTCGGTTAATGGTCGTCAGTCAAAGATTTTCCGATTCGTTTAGGTCGCGAGATAGTTGCATAAAACGCAACCAACCCGTTACAAAACGCAGGTAGATACTCATTAAAACATCCGTTTTGGATGTTTTAGTTCTACCATAAAATAAATTATTTTCATTTATACGAAAATAGTTCTTTTCTTTTTGGTGGGCAATGCCTAGTTTCCTCTCATCGCCAACGCGATTTAACAAACCAACAAGAACACCATGAAACAAAACTACGACATCCAGCCCGGCACAGACAAGTTCCTCCGCCTCCACATCGACGATCTCTCTAAGCTCACGCTAAACGAGATGAATCAGCGCAAGTCAATAAATGTTGACCGCACTCTCACTCCAGTCATCGTCACAGCGACGATCACCGGATTCATTATCGGCATCATAGCCGCTTACTGCCTCGGACTGCTTCCGAACTAATCTCCCCAAATAACAACAAACCAAACCAAGTAAAATACATGAAACTAAGCGAAAAGAAAAACAGCAACTTCACCCCGCACCCCGAAACCGAAGGACCGATCAAGGCCGTGCTGGTGGACGTTACGGAGCTGAAAAAACGCATGACACAATACGGCGAGAAGGATGAGTTCCGGCTCGTCTTCGAGACCGAGGTCATGGACGAAGAGAACGACCGCCGCTTCTGCATCTGGTCACGCGGATACACGCCGAGCCTCAACGAGAAGGCAGCACTCCGCAGGGATCTGAAGAAGCTCATGGGTCGCGATCTGACCAGCAACGAACTCAACGAGTTTGACCTTGAGGCGCTCATCGGTCACGGCGTCAAGCTCATCATCCAGCACGAGACGAAGGACGACAAGACCTACGCCAACATCTCGTTCATGGCACCTGACCGCGACAAGACCACGCTGAAGCCGTCGGGCAAATATACGCGCATCCGCGACCGTGAGATCGATGGCGCCGCTGCTGGCGACTCCGAGGAGAAGTCCGAAGAGCAAGGCTGGGAGTCGGTCGAGATCCACGTCGGCAAATACAAGGGGAAGAAGCTCGGTGAAGTCGACGAGGCAGGCGTCTCGACACTCATCGAGAAATGGCTGCCGAAGGCGGTCGCTGACAAGAAGCCAGAGGACAAGGCGCTCATCGCCGCTCTGACCGAACTCTCAGCGATCCTAATCGGGGACGACTATTGATCTCTCTGGATAAATAGTGCATTGCATGGCACGCCTCATCCTGCTCACGCGGGGTGGGGCATTCTGGGCGAAACTACCAACAAGACACACCATGCCAACCATCGCCGAAATCATCGCCGCCAAGAAAGCCGCAGCAAAACCTACGCAAACCCTATGCAAACCCTATGTAGGAGTTGACGACCCTATGTTGGAAGCAGCCATCAACCGCATCGACCCGCCGGGAAAGCGCCGCGCCGGTCTGGTCGTGAGCAACAAGACGCCACTCCAGCCGGCAGTCATCGCGGAGAAGGCAGCACACAAGGAGAACCGCAGCTTGTCGCGGACGAACGGCGAGGCGATCCCGATGACGCCAGTCAACGCGGATCCAGAGCAGACAACCTGGCACGCAGCCTCGAACGCATTCGAGACAGAGCTGTGCGTGATGCGCGATCCAACGGATTCGGAAGCGGTCTGGCTGGCAATCCGACCCTACCGCGACGGAATGCCTCCGATCCTGCTGCATCGCCTGCCGTGGCTTCTGTGGGACTATCCTCGCCAGCCGACCGACAGCCAACCTTTCTAACCATTAAGCAGGCACTCGCCGAACGCGCTCACAAAGCCAGAGCGAGAGTCTGCCAACCCAATCATTGCCCAACCTGCTTCCACAAGCACTACCGAGCGCTGCTCATCGACTGCTGCGTCTGCACCGGACACATCGACCTCTCACCACCTAGACCATTCTCCAAACAATAACACAAATGACATCCGAACTATCCGAAATAACTCCGCTCATCCTCGCTGGGGATGGGTATCAACTGACCATCTCGCCAGAGGCCGAGGCTCGCAAGGCAGCGCTCATTGAGAAGGCATCCTCGATCACGACCGTCACAAGCAACGACGAGAGCGGTCGCGCTCAGTTCCAGACACGCTCACTCGCCGCGATGCGGATCGAGGTCGAGAAGTCACGCAAGCTCGTCAAGGAGCCGGTCAACCGGATCGGCAAGATGATCGACGCAGCCGCTGCCGACTTCCTAGCCGAGATCGTCGCCGAGGAGAACCGCATCAAGAAGCTTGTCGGCGACCATGCCGAGGAGGTCTTGCGCATCAAAGCAGCGAAGGAGGCGGAAGAGCGCAAGGCGTTCGACGCTGCTCGGGCAGCGAAGGAGGAGGCTGAGAACGGCGGGATCGCCGCAGTCATCGCCGCAAAGAAGGCTCTCGCCGACAAGCTCCAAGCGAGCAACGAGGTCGCCGCGACCAAACTCTCCGACGGCATCCGGTTCGCGTGGGACTTCGAGGTCGTGAGGATTGAGGCATTTTATGCTGCCGAGCCAGATCTTTGCGAAATAACACTCAAACGCGCAGCAATCCTTACAGCTCTCAAAGAGTTGGAATCCAACGGATTTGCTGTAGCTATGCCCGGCATCCGCGCATTCAAAAAACCAATCGTCTCGAGCCGCTAACATACAAAACTATGACACTCACAGACACAGAAGAGACGATCAACATGCCGACTTCGGAAGAGGATCAGAAATACAAAAAAATCGGTGATGATCTGCAATCAGACGCTATCGCACTGCTGGCAACCGTTCGCCACCTTATGACAGGTCGTGAGATCGACGCTTGCGAGGCTGCTGCCGACATCGACAACACCGACGGAGTCAACGCCTATGTAATGGCAAGCCTGCGCACTCAGTTCTACGCTAAAATCTGCAACTACAAGGACAAACTATGAGAGAGTCCACGATTGAGAAGGCAGTCTGCGCGTATGCGAAGACCAAGGGCTGCATCACGCTCAAGCTCGCCGGGATGAATCAGCGCGGTCAGCCAGACCGGCTATTCATTCGCGACGGCAAGCACCTCTTCCTTGAGTTCAAGTCTCAAGGCAAGAAGCCGACCGCGCTCCAGATTAAGTGGCTCATCGACCTCACCAACCAAGGCATGATCGCCATGTGGTGCGACTCGATCCCCGACGGCAAGAAACTCATCGACAGGATATTTATATGAAATACGAACTAAAACTTGGAGATTGTTTAGATGTGCTGCGGGCAATGCCTGATTGCAGCGTGGATTCGATTGTGACAGACCCGCCGTATGGTCTGAGCTTCATGGGCAAAAAGTGGGATTACGATGTGCCAAGCGTGGAAGTGTGGGAGGAATGCTTGCGCGTGCTGAAGCCGGGCGGTCACTTGCTGGCGTTCGCCGGTACGAGGACGCAGCATCGGATGGCGGTGAGGATTGAGGATGCCGGGTTTGAGATACGCGATATGATTGCTTGGGTATATGGCAGCGGATTTCCGAAAAGTCTGGATGTGAGCAAGGCTATTGACAAGGCGGCGGGGGTTGAGCGGGAAGCGGTAGGTGCGGCGATCTATGGAGAAGGCCACGTGCAACGAAACAGCGGCGACAGTGTGAGCGGATATAGCGGAGGGCTGACAACGGAAGGTGAAGGAATCCGCACCATCACCGCCCCCGCAACCTCCGCCGCTCATCAATGGCAAGGCTGGGGAACCGCGCTAAAGCCCGCGCTGGAGCCGATCACCGTAGCCCGCAAGCCACTCGGTGAGAAGACCGTGGCGGCGAACGTGCTGGAGCATGGGACGGGGGCGATCAATGTGGATGGGTGTCGGGTGGGGACGGAGCCAAGCCCCACATTCCCTACTCGCAGAAACGCCAAAATTTTTAACACTGGCAGCGGCGGGCAAGATGTTGAGACGCAGTTGCAAGGCCGCTGGCCAGCCAACTTCATCCACGACGGCAGCGACGAGGTGGTGGGGCTGTTTCCCGCCTCATCAGGCGGTGCGTTTCCAAAGAAGCATGGCTCTAGTGGCTTTGTATCACCAGAGGAACGCGAATCTCGTATCGAAATGAAAGATTCAGGCTCCGCCGCCCGCTTCTTTTACTGCGCCAAGGCAAGCAAGAAGGATCGGGATGAGGGGTGCGAGGGGATGGAGGAGCGAATTATTTGTATCACTGAAGGGCACGGACGAGGCGACATAAACACAAGCAAGGGTGACGGCACGGGAGTTAGAGAAAACC